ACGCTGGGCTAACTATGTCAGAGGTTGGTTAGAAGTGGCTAATGCAAACGCCCTGTTAGGTTACTACCATGGGCCATTTGTACAACAAGACACCAAGTCAAATGGATGGGATTATGTCGGTACGGACACTGGCTCTCAATCAGACATAACATTCAATGCTACTTACATAGGAATACTTGAAAGATTAACTCAAATCAGTGCACTGCTGAACCAAGACCAAATCGGGCGACAGGTCAGATACAGTGACGGCAGAAGAATGACTGAGCCGTTTGGCTGTGCCATTAGAACCATAAGAAATGCATCTACAGTCAGAAGAGAATATCCGGGCGACCATGCAGGTAAAGGCATTTCAGAATTAGCAAATGCGCATCGATACTACCTAGTGGATTGGTGGGGCAATACTCGTGGAGAAGATGTTCGCAGATTCCCTGTTAGAGGATTTGGTATCAGACCATCTTGGGACCCTGAAGATGCTTACAAAGACACCAATGTAACTCATAGACCAGCAGCACACGACTTGTTTGGTGGTGACGGAAATGACCGCTACAGCGGTAACGCCAACACTGCCAACAACGATGCAAGTAACATGGGTGTTGCGGATTGGTTTAACCCAGCCAGCGCTATGCGTGTCGGTGACAGAGGAGATGGAAGAGGGGTTCGTTGGCCTACAGTATTCAATGAAAGTATGCTCATGGATGTCAGCGAAACGCATGAGGCTACAGGCTTAGTCCTGTCTCATAGCACAGCCGAGCCTGCGTTTGGACAGGGATTAGTTAGACCAAGTAATGAAATACTACAGCCAAGCGAAATAGATAGAGGCATTAGTGCAAGATTAGATTTGGCTGACGAAGATGGCTTGCTCAAGCCAAGTTCATCTGTCGGTGAAGGAGTAGAAACTGTAACCGCTGATACTAGATTAGTAGACCCTGTTGCTAGAGATGATATCCGAATGGGATTAGATGTAGATACTATTGCTGAACTCAATGATGGTGTCAGCAGAGAGTATGTTATCATGTCCACGGAAGCAGCAAGTTTGCACACTGACAGAGAAGTGGGGCAGAGAACCAATCTAAGAGGAGCCATGACTGGTGGCAGTCGCACATTAGGTAACTTCGATCTGACTGCTCTAAACTTCAGTACCAATCCGGTTGCTGGAATTACAAGATTCTCCAATGCACACGCATACTGGCCTCTAGGTGGTACTTACATCATGGAATGGAGCAGGCATTCAGGTGTATTAGATGTCAAGGGATGGGGGCGTTCATTACCTACAAGTGGTATGGTACTTTGGCTAAAGGCAGATAGCCTAGACTTAGAAAATGGTGATGCTGTTACTACATGGAATGATGTAAGTGGCAACGGTCATAGTTTTACTCAAGGAACGGCAAGTGCACAACCTGATTTTGTAGCAAGTGACAGTGATTACAATAACAAGCCATTAGTTCACTTTGACGGCGATGATGCTTTGAATACTGCATTCAATTCTGCACTTAACCCTAACAATATGACTGTATTTGTAGTGGCTACTGTCGATTCTGACGATGGGAATTATCATGGAATAATAGACAATTATACTTCTAATACTGGTTGGCTATTATATGCTAAAATGTCAGGCTCTGACAATTACTGGCAATGGAGAACTGGCACAGGTTCAGGTCAAACTACTATTTCTGCTTCTAGTGATACAGTAGTCCCTAACAAACCTTCAATTGTTACTTTGAAAATGGATGGTAGCGATGGTGCTGGAGGCGGCTCTACTACTCAAACGCTTTATGTTAATGGCAATTCTGAAGCAACATCGAATGCAGTGTTTACTAAAAAGACTAACACTTCTGCAACCCCTATTTTAGGGGATGTTGGTTCGTTTGAATTGACTGGACAAATGGCAGAAGTAATTATTTATGATAGAGCATTGACTGACTTTGAGCAAAAGCAGGTAGAAAGTTATTTGTCTGAAAAATACAGTATAGGGGCGGGCTATTTGACTAGTAATTCTAACCCGTATCAGACTTTGACCCATGACCCTACGGTGCAAAACACTAACTTTACAGATTCAACTATACATTTCCTATACAGACCTACACAGGTTCTTGATAGTAAGCATGTGCAGTTCTTCAGACCTGCTCCTGTAATGAAGAGCAGTGCAGACCAAGTTGGCTCTAACTTCTATAGAGCGACAGCCGGAGGCAAATATGGGCTGTTCACAAGTGATGCTCCGGGTGCACTGACAGGTACTCCTAGTAGCCCACCATATGCACCTGTTTATTCGATTACACCCGGTTCTAGCCTAACTGTACCAATCAGTCAAGGACCTAACATTCAGGGTGTCGATGTAACAGGATATGACAAGACTGACATCCGTTCTCCGGTAGCAAGAGTAGTTATGTCTGAAAACACACTTGAGCACTTCAGAGCAGACGCAAGTCGTAAATCACCTGATGATGATGAAGGCGATTACAATGTGCAACCAAGGCACAGCCAAACACTACATCCAAAGGGTAGTGATGGGGATGCAAGTTATAATACAGGCGACCATAGCGGGGAGTGAAGATGGCACTAGGTAAGAATCTCGCAACTGGTCGTGCTGATGCAGCACAGAATGCGATTATGAAAGTCGTGCGCAAGCCTAAGTTTGTAGATAATGGTGTCCGGCACGGAGAGTACACTAAACAACAAAGTGGATTCTTAGTAAAGGCACCCACATCTAGTGACTTCATGCCTACTCACGATCGAAAGTACTCTCTAATTGAAGAGGAAGATACCATTCGATTATTGCACAACACCAGTGACGGGCACAGGTACACTGGTGATATTTTCGTCAACGAAGAAAAAGTCAGTAAGGTAACTGACGCCACTTTACCTCCACTAATCATAGGTGCAGACAATCCCGACCAAGCATTAGTACCTGCTTCTATAGAAGCCAGCAACAAAGGCTCACGCTACCGCCTTGGAAATCTAAAAGGTTCAGAATTAAAACAAATTGGTTTTACCGACAAAAAGGTACGGATTGGACAGAAAGCAAATGTCGGCTTGCGTACTACTGATTTAGTCGGCAGGCTAGCCAAAGCCAGTACTAACTCACTAAATGGATTATCTATCAAAAACCCAAGTGGTACTTTCGTAGCACAGGACTTCTATGGTGTAGATGGAGTTAGTGCTATGCGATTCTTAGCAAAACATGACGGGTACAATGTCAGTACAGATCAGTTTGGCAACTTACATTACTCTCATCAGCAAAAGCATGGTAGAGAACACATAGTCACGCAGACAATGGTTTCTGAAGGCTCTATCGAATCCGAGGGAGAAAGTACACTCAACCGTGTAGTAGTGCGGGGAAAAGTCCGTGCTAATAACGACCAAAATGTAGTGCAAGTTGACGACTTCGGGCCGCAAAAAGACACGGTGAATGAGATACCGGGTGGCATTTATGCTCCGACAGCAGTAACTAAAGCCAGTGCTAAGGCAATCGGAAGAAGATTGCTATCTATGACAAAGAAAGCAGAAGGTAATGAGAAATTGAAGGGCACACTCATGTCAAGTAGAGTACAGCCGGGAGATGTGATCTCATACGAAACCATCACCGACTCTGAAAGGAAGATAGTTTTGTCTACTAGGCACTATTTGACACAGCGTAAATCAGACATAGATATCAATTCCGTTGACGGCTCTATAGAGGATATACTACAGCGTTTCCAAGAAGTGGACATCAGTTCCAGCACCCGTGATAACGAAGAAAGAAACAGGCAGTTCAGCCAAGAAGAGTTTGCAACGGCGTTTGGTTTCAAAGTTAAAATTAGTTGGCGTGTAGAAACTAGAGATGTCAAAGATCCAACTGCAGGTATCGTGATTGGCGTACCTAATAGAAATACAGTGCATGGTAGAATGCACTTGAAGTCTACAGGAATACTAATCAATAACGGTGGGGGTCATGCTATAGGCACTACTAACTTCACTACTGACGGTACCAATGCAAACTCGATATTTACATCCGGCATCATCAGTGCAGGTGAAGCAGATGCATTTGTCTACAAGGCTAATGGTAACCTGCTAGGTAAAGTGAGCAGTGCTGGTACTACATCTGTAGTAATCGCAACTGCTTCACCTCATGCGGTTGATGATGATGAAGAACTATTCCAAATCTCTACAGATTCGCTACCTGAGTCTGCAAACGACCATCTGAAGATAAAGATGAACAAAGGCACATTCTCAAACAGAAGGAGGGGCTGATATGCCACTATTAAACCAAGGAACAAGATATGTAATTGACACGCTGAAAGATAGAATCAATCAGGTGGTGTTTGGATTTGGAGGAACACTGGCTACCCAAGATGATGCAGGGGCCGCACAGCCAGCGATCGTAGTCACACCCGTGGTTAGAGTCATTGACGACCATAGTTTGTCAGTAGAAGCCAAGGTGCCACTCAGTAGCACCTTTAGTACTCCTTTGAAAGAAGTAGTTATACAGTACAAAAACCCCTCAGATGCAACCGATACTACGGCCATAGCAAGATATACATATGATTCAATAACTAAAACGAGCAACAATGAAATTGTATTCTCGGCAATTATTGAGGTGACACCATGACGAACCCAAAGGCAGGACATATGGCCGCTGCAGGTATGAGTAGCAGCGCAGAAGGATTGAAAGACGGAGATGGTCTATCATCTCCTAGTTTAACTAACCCATACGAAGGAATACACGGTAACGGTATCATTCGTATGTCTGATACAGCGGTGGGTACTGCTCTAAGAAACAGCATAGCGGCATCCACACCCGGATTCATAGAAACTGCATCATCAGGTGTAGTCACTATCCACGGTGGATGGTGTGTACTGGACGGTGCACTTTACAAGTTCGCAGGCGGGCCGGGTGCTACCCAGCAAATCACAATAGGTGCAACTGGTACAGCCAACTTCAATGGCTCACTTCCAGCAGTTCCTACAGCAACTAGCGATGTGTTTGTAGTAGTCTATATCTGCTCAGATAGCGGCACAACTGCTAGAATTAGATATGAAATGGGTACACCAGTGGTGCCGTCACAGGGTACACCGCTGATACCGTCAGGGTTCTTGTCTAATCCTTCTATCGGCAACACCCGCAGCAATCACCAATCGATTGTTTTAGGCGTTTTGCGCTACACGATGACAGGTGGAGCAGCAAATGTAACTGCTTCTCTCAACGCCAGCCCAGTGTTGCACGACAGGCGGGTTTTCATCAGAACCAGCCCTATCTATTTACAGCATATGACAAAGGGTGGCATAACAACAGGCACTGGATTCCACACTGCCGGTAATGCCATAGATTCTCACACGGATCTTGCCGCACTTTACGGCTCGCCTGAATCCGGTGATTTGACTAACAGTGAATACGGGGCAATTTGGCAAAGTCATACTCCTGACTCCCACTCTATGCTCTATTATGCCGCATCTAAGACATTGGGCGGCACCAAGGCAATGCACACGCATAGGCTCGGACCTAATGAGTTGAGCATAGTGACCGCTAATACCTCATTCACCTTCGATCAAGCGAACATATGGCTAGTGAATCCCAATGGAGGTAGCGCACACGCTACACTCACACCTAGCGGTACATTCCCGCCGGGTCATGTGATTGAAATTAGAAACATATCTACCAGTGGCTCTTACAATACGGTATTCAACGCTAAGACAGACAATGCCAGCGCCGCCAACATCAACATAGCCAATGGTAAGTATGCTAGATTCGCATACGATGGTACCGATTGGCACTTGCTAATACTACAGGCCTGATAATATGGGTAAATTACTCACTGAATTGCAGATAGAATGCGTCAATTGTAACGAGAAAAGCATTCCCCTTGTAATTAGAGGCGTTTACTTTTCCGGCAAAGGTACGACAATTCAGGAATGTCCGATCTGCGGGCATATGTCCAAATTGGGTGAAAAGTCGCTACCTAAATCTAAGTCTAGCAAGGCCCGCAGGTTTCCCTACGGGCGCTTTGCTAGAGAATTAGTTACTGCTTCTAGGCAATAGGTACTCGTTCCATTATTCCGCCACTGGGATATTTGCCCGACAGCATCAATTCAGGGTTTACTTTACATAATTTTAACAAATAAAGCATGCTTTCCATACAATATGCAGTATCATTTTTATTATTAAATTGCTCAGTTTGAGCGTGGTGTGCTAATAAGTGCATTAGAAAGGCTACATCATCATCAAAGAATGATGAGGCTAATGCGACATAATCACCAAAGTATGCTCCTTCTCCCTTATCTTCATCATAGCCGTTTTCAGGTATAGACTTAGCATGTTCTAAGTCATCAATCGCAGTGGCAATCATATCATCTAATTGCTCTGATTGCTGCTCTATGACAGGTAGTGACAAATACTGTGCTAGTGCCTCGTCACTGGCTGTTTGTTCGTTATTCTCGCTCTCCTTGTTATGGTCTTTCTCCGCCATACCTTTTGGTATACCATACCATAGTTAAAGGTGCTGAGTATTTTCGCTTTATTCACCACGCTTACCGATGATGTCATCGATGCGCAGGATGCTGATGGTGACTTCACTTGCAGACTGAATAGCCTGCCTGACTAGACTCAACGGCTCCCATACATCAGCACTCTTCATTGACATAGTGCCTCCGTTTTCAATATCGGGGCCATAATCAATGTTACCTGATAGGTGCTCATTTCTGAGTGCCAGCACAGTGTCCAGTGGATCGTGACCTGCATTCTCAGCGATAGTAGCAGGGATTGTTTCTAGTGCGTCTGCAAAGGCATCGATAGCCATTTGAGCACGACCACCAATCTCTGCCGCTCTGCTTCTTAGATTGATAGCAGAGTTGAGATATGCTGCACCCCCACCCGGTACGACCTCAAGAGTATTGTATGCCAAGCACACTACACCGAGAGCATCTTCAAAGCCACGCTCGGTTTCATCGAGTGTCTGCTTAGTAGCACCTCTAAGGATGAGAGTAGTAACTTCACCCTTGCCTTCGACTACGACATACTTCATATCGCCAATGGCTCTACATTCGATATCTGCATCGACAGCATCTCCTAAGTCCTCGATAGTGTGGGCTACATTTGTATTGAGAAGTAGACCTAGTGCGGTCATATCACTCTCAGGCAAACGCTGTACAACGCTGACACCAGCCTTAGCCAGTGTAGCGGCAACCACTTCATTTACATGGTCCCTAACGAATACTGCACCACCATCAGGTAGGCGCTCAATAATAGCCTCTGCCTTCTTGACCCAAATATCTCTAGTCGTGGTCTGCTGATATTGCTGATATTCAGCAGCAGATCCAAGTGATACCTGTACATTGTCCTCATTCTTCTTATTGCTGAGTCCAGTGTTGATTAGTAGTGCTTTACCTTGTAGTAGTGGCATAGCAGGTAGCATGAACTCCTTGTGTAAAACTACACCTGAGAAGCATGTTGAATCTTCTAAGCCTCCACCGGGCTGACACAGGACACGGATGCGCTCAAAGTCGCCCCCAGCCAATTCTGCCGCCTTTACACATAACCAACTGACATGTTCCATGGCAGATTCTAGTGATTTACCTGTGATTGAAGTCTGAGCCACATGCGTCAGATGAGGCTTGGCTGACTCTGATAGTGATTGTATATGCTCGACAGCCCATTGTGCTGCTTGTCTGTAACCTTTACAGATTACATTAGGGTGTAGACCCTTTTCAAATAGTGATTCTGTGTTACTTAGTAATTGACCTGCCAATACAACTGTACTTGTCGTGCCATCGTAACACATGCTTTCTTGCGTGTTAGCGGCTTCAATTATCATCTTGGCACCGGGGTGGGAAACATCAAGTTCCTGCAGAATTGTAGCCCCATCATTTGTTACAATGACATTGCCACCTCCATCTACCATCATCTTGTCCATTCCCGCCGGACCTAGCGTCGTTCTAACCGTGTCTGCGATTGCTTTCGCAGCACGAATGTTTAGGCTCTGTGCTGTTTGTTGTTGCTCTCCGTTGTTTACCATTCTACATCAAACTCCATCGGTATTTCTTCATTTCTCAATCTCACCCTTATATCACCTGCGTTACTACAACGCTGGATTAAGTCGAGAATTATATTTGCATCTGATATGCAATCTTCAATTATTTTGACTTCGCTACCCTTTTGCCAAATTGGTGCGTATATCTCAGTGAGTAACCGAGATGTTAAATCTGTATCATTTAGATTCAGTTTCTGTCCGGTCAGTTCCTTCAAATCCTTATCGATATCTATGACATGATTTTCAATGTAATCTATCATATCACTAGGATTAGATTTGGTTATACCCGACCAAGATAAGGTGAGTCCGTAATCTTGAGTATTTTTCAAAACTAATATCCCTCCATTATCTACAATAAGTGCCATTTCGTCTTGTATTTTTGAGTATTTGATAGGTTTGGAATTGATGTAAGATCGATGACTAGTGTATACAGACAAGTAGTTCTCGCCAGTTATGACAACCACTTGGGGTGCATTCACTATATGCGAAAACTCACTACCATAGGCGAACACTACAAAGTATTCGTCTTTCATTCCTCCTCACCTGATAGTGTGTTTAGGCTCTCGTGCATTGCGCCCATACAGGCTAAACAAAAATCACAAAAGTCCACCTTTAGTAACCCAAAGTAACCACTGACGCCTTCTTCGTCATGTTCATACTTAGCACCGCATAGAGTACAGGCCTTCTTCATTTATCTGCCTCCTTATTCCTATGCTCTTTGAGTAGTCGGACATACTTACTTTTCCCCTCACGGGTTTCTTCAAACAGACTTTTCCCCGATTCGTTGTATTTGTTGTTTATGCCTGCTTTGCTGCTAAGATTCTCATTCTTGCCAAACATTTGCATCATAATCGTTTTCTTTGCCCAGCCCGGACCACGATTATCGTTAAAGTCAAAATGTTCACAGCGCCAATATGCTGCTTTCCAACTAGCCTGCAACTTTCTCTTAGCGGCACCTGCCATACCGACCTTGACTTCGGATTCAAGCCAGTCAATTAGATTGTGATATAAGTCATACAGTATCTCTTTAGCCATGTCAACATGGTCACCTGTAACTACCCATACACCCTCTATCATAGCCATGTGATGTGCCAATATGTTAGTGTAATTCTGTAATCCCATGATAAAAGAAGCACACACACCTTGTTTCTTAGGGTCCATGTTTTCTACTAAATCATAATAGTCATCAATAGCCTGATGCAGTGCCGATCTGTACGATGCATCGATTTCAAACATGTCGTACATAGCGTTCATAGCCCAACCCTCTTGTAATTCACGAGTAGACTGAATCCATTCTTCACCACTAATACCATTGATGTCCAAGACTCTTTGTTTTAAGTGAGTCTGCAAATCAGTGAAGAACTCAACAACTTCTTCGTAAGATACTTCAAACTCGACCCTGTTGTGTACAGCATCTGCAAGTTCATGCGCAATGTTACGCTTCATTTCAAGAGTCCAGTGCCTCCAATAAACCAACACTCTTTGGAAAATACCCTTGTCGAGTACATGCTCTTTGATACCCTGCGGAGGGAATGTAGTAATCCATAGAGATACTAACGATTCTATGGTAATCGTACCATCTTTCAAGTGCTTAGTCAAGAAGTTCCTACCTGTACCTGCAGCGTTTAGCGCTGACTGTAAGAATAGAACGGTTTGCTCTGAATGCTGTGTTGGTTTAAGGATGATAGAACCTTCATCGAAGTTCATACCCTTTGCACCCGCTAATACACCGGGCGTTTGTACTAAGTTATCATCGCCATCTCTACTCCATGAGCCGACCATGGCCGCATCTGTACCAGTTGTGTAGTCAACACAGTCTATACCCACATCTTTCATCACCTTCTGAATGATTTCAAACGCCACCGACTTACCAGTTCTAGTATCTTGAATCCAAAACATGCTAACTCTTGGATCGATGTTAGATGCACCTATTGGCATCCTAACAAATGGCAATGCCACCTGTCCTAAAATAAAGAAAAAGGACAGTAGTCCCGGTATTTCGTTATCTTTGGAAACTTCTCTAAAATGTTCTAAGTACCCTCTAAGTATTGGGTAATTTTGCATGCATTCGTAATGTTCTACGCTGTGGTCTATCATACCTTCTCTCTCCTCTTGTTATACTTCCGCTCTACTTTGACTGGTTCTTCGCTCGTCAGAACCTCAATTAATCGCTGCCGCAGAACAGAACCCATCCCTTTCACCTGTTTAACAGATTCGACATGTAACATCTCTTCAATGCAGCCACACCTGTCTAGTAACTTTTCCACTAAATCTTGCCCAAAACCGGGTATTGCGAGCAACATATCCGCTCGTATGTCGTTAGTGCTCACTCTAGTGATTGCCTTTGCCCCATGACTGGATGCAGAGGTGTGTAGTTTGGAATGTAATTTAGTGATGAACATAGCCGCTTCGCTGTAGTTGTTGGCTCGCCATACATGACAGTCGAAATCTGCCATTATGCGGGCAATGATTCCTGTCAATGTGTTAAGTGATTTGGAATAAGTGGTTTTTCTACCTTGGTTGTTTGAAATCTTGACATACTTTGCTAGATCTCCGTGGACTACTAGGAATACTCTCTGACAATTAGCATCTAAGTTTTCCATCTGTCGCATCAAATGTCCTGAATATGTAGATTGGAATAAATCAGAGATGCTTTTGCACTCTATGTGTCCATCTCCTGCTTTGTAATCACCCATTCCTTGCAGAAACTCCATCTTTACAGGAATACCCTGTCTTTCTGCAGCCCTTTCAACAGCGTCCTTTAGAGGGCCTCTTTCGTTTGAATCAATTATTAGAGGTACTTTCATCTCTCTTCCACCCCATTCATTTTCCAAGTAGTGATTCTAATTCTATGGCCTCTGACATCTGTTTCACTGATAAGCCCTGTTTTTGAAAAATAAGGATATTTGGCTAGGATTTGTGCGAGCGTACCCTTTGAAGGATTTTTCTTGTAGACTCGTCCTGTTCTAGGCGATGTTTGATTTAGCAAGTAAGCATATATTTCATTCGTTGAAAGCGATTCACCATTTTCATCAAACACTCTAAATATTCGCTTTACCATATTTCCTATGGGGTAGTAGTTTCTATTTTCTTTCATTCTACAGCCCCCGTTTTATCCCAATATCTACACTTACCCATGCACAGCCCCTTAGACCATAACATACTACAGGTTTGAGGGTAGTCTTTACCAACAATTGTACGGACTTGATAACGGGTGACCCCTTCATCGAAATCAGCCCACTGTAGACCTTTTATGAAAGAAACAATTTTCTCTGTATGTGATGTCAGGATGTCGGGTGTAAATCTGTCCAAAGGAAGGAAGTGTCTGAGGCGTTTTGCTAGATATTTCACCAATTGTACCCTAGAATCGTGACTAGGGTTGCCTCCTACATGGCAGGCTGCTTGATTCAGACAGGGGAGTATGATTACTCCATCCATCTTGAGAGTCGGCAAATCTAGCGGCGCAGTATTCTTTTGGAATACCCCCTTCTTTTCACCGGGCTTCTTAACCTGCAACTTTACACCATTCTTGCCGTATGAAATCACTCCACTTGTCGGCTCTAGGGCCTTTTCAAGAATGTGGCCTATGCCACTCTCTAAATCCTCTGTGTTTAGAGGTACACTCCAGTAGCCACGCTTGGCGTTATAGGAGTTAGGAATACGAATTAACCCACTTGTGTCGAATGGTACTGCTGGGTCAGAACAGTACAGATTTAAGTCCTTAATCCAGTCATTTACTCTCCTCATACCGGCTTCTCTGATAGCCGATAAATGAGAACCACTGGCAGGGGTATATGTTTCTGATAATGCTATCCATATGTGGAAGCCACCGCCACTAAACCACACACCGTGCTCTATGTCCTTTTCTAAGAGTTCTTTGTGTAGCCTGAGAGCCTGTGATAGTGGTACATCTAGTGCTACATCAGGGCGACTAGGGTTGGTGAAATCTTTAGGATCGAAATCCAAGACAAAGTGTCTGATTATCGGAGTTTGTAGATTTACTCTCTTGTGATTAGGGGCCTCCGTAGCACGATATCCATAAACAGTGGTATATGCGTTAGATACGCCATTTTTACCAGCCCAATATCGCTCAAACTCACTACTATTTCGTACTAACTTTCTGAAGCCTTTACCTTTCTCTGTGCTTAACTCTAATACTTCTCTCGGAAAATCAAACTGTACATACATTTCACCACCTCGGCCAATAGTGCTCGCCGCCCGGTTGCCAAGCGGGGCAATCTTCAGTAAAACTGCACCAAGCACATTTACCTTGGTGTGGTTTAGGTGGGAAATGGTCGTTGAAGTACGCCTCTAATAGCGCATCTACATCTTTCTCTATTTTACCTGAATATGATTTGATGACCTTCTCGTGCGTCCAACTATCTATGAATCTGACACCCTCCATATCTTCTCCGCATGAGCCATCGGGGTAAAACCAGCCCCAGTGTGTTACATTCTGTAGTGGGTGTTCTGCCATTTTGAGCAAATCGACATAGAATGCCATTTCTTTGCGCATTCCCTGTACTTTGTACCTGTCGTCAGCCCAGTCATTTTTTCTCTTGTCCCACTTTTGTTTCCACTTGCCTGTTTTCAACTCCATGAGGCTAATTGAGCCATCTTCATTTTCAAAGCCACGGTCAATCATACCTGCGAAGTGTATAGGGACTGTGTGCGTTTTCCCATTGTGAACAAACTCACGCTCTGTGAATACATGTATCTCATCTTCGTTAATGACTGGTAAAAAGTTGTGACCTTGTGTGGCCTCTAGTCGATCTAACTCCCAATCCAGCCTTTTGATTAGTATTTCCTGCTCGCCTAAAATGTAAGGCTCTTCAGGCTCAGGTAGACTTTTCACAAACAAAGCAAATGCCTCTTCTCGCTTTTTGTCGTTAAGTAATTTGAGAACTTTATCCAAGTTAGGTCTAACATAGACATAGAACTCTTCCATTGCATTGTGTACATTTGTACCCTTACGCATTGCGTCAGTTTCGGGTGTCTTTCTGCCCTCTCTGCGCTTGAAATGATATTGCTGTGGACAAAAATCGAAGTCACTCGTCAGACTAGATTTGGTAATTCTCAAATATTCTTTTTCTCCCATGATATAGGAGGATTTCTTGTATGCTTCAAAATCTCTACTCATCTCCTATCTCTCCATTCATTGAAAGCGTGAGAAGTTCCACAGGCACTACAAAAGCCCCACGCTTGATAGCCACCTGCCATAGCGGAAAATTGACTAGCCTTAACTGTGCGACCACAATTACATATTCTTTCAGATTTCGGTTTATCCATATTATCACCAGTACCTCTTTGGTCGTGCTGCACCCGAAGCCGCCTCCAAATCCCAATCAAGGGCTTGAAAGATAGGCTTAACTTTGCGTTTAACCAGTCTGTCAACCATTTTCTCCCAATCGGGTGTAAATCCGTCTAGTTCAGATATGTCCTTGTAACAGACAATATCTGTAGGTGCGGCCCAGTCAGGAGAAGCGGCAACATATATCCACGGAACACTGTCACCTTCATCAAACTTGGGCTGGTTGAATCGCCCCGCCATGTGTTTGTTGTAATATCGTGCAGCCTTTACACCGGGTACACCCGCAGTTGGCGCATAATCCTTCAACCGTTTAGATATCCTAGTAACTCCAGTGACATCTTTCAACTCGACTTTTTCTTTCTGTATCTTGAGTGCGATTGGCCTAACATGGTCTATCACATCTGCTTCTGATGCACCTTGGCACACCAAGTTTAGCACATCTCTCTCTAAGTTGCGAGAGATAGGTGCGAGAGTAGAAATCTTACCGAATCGGGCAGATTTAGCCTTGCCCTCATCTTCAGGGGGCCAAGAGCATATACCGTAGTAGAGATTTTTCCCCGCTACTAACCAGTATGGCATATATGCCTCAAACTCCACGAATAGGTGACTTGCATTGAGATCGACTTGTACCTTGTCTGTCAGATGCTTGGCTAGTGCCCGTGCTTCATCGAATGGTACACTCACGAATGCCGAATCAGTGTGACCGTACAGGGCCTCGTAGCCCTGAGCCTCTGATTCCTCCATTAGGAACTTGATTGCCTCTCTACCACAGGCTGTGATAGCGTTGGCTATGTCGAAGTCACACCAGCCCCAGTGAGCGCTGGCGACCATGCCGTATAGTGACGCCATCACCCTTTTGGTAGCGAGTTGCATTGTATTCCAACCTGCCCTCTCAGTAGGGGTTTCCGCTTCTCTCATTCTGCGCTTATATTCGTCACGCAATTCAAACATTTCCTCTACAATCTGAGGAAGTAAGCCTTTCTTGGATTGGTCCCACTTGGAGCCGTCAGGTAGTGTGTGTATAGTCATTAATCATCACCTCTCACTTGGGTTTCCCACGATAGGTTATGGCTCAAAATCAATGAAGGGTACAACCCTTTGTAGTCTACACAAGCCACGCCTTCGTATCTGCCCGGTTTGGGCGGAGGAATGTATGCACCTTCGTACTCCTGCTTTTCTGTATCAGGTCTAGTTGGTGCCTTCCAGTGTGTGCGTCTGCTGAGCAGGCCACGAGCGAATCTAGTTACATTGTGGCATGAAGTGAATGTCACACCACATATGCGTTGTAATGATAGGAAGAAGTTTAGAACATGGTTTTCTTCATCCATTCTTTTGAGTAGTAAAGTATCTTGCATACAGTAGTCGCAGTAGTCATCAAACCTTTCTCTCCATCCTGTAAATACATCCATGTCAATCTTGCCACCGTAGTCTAATACATCGGGGCCTGTAATGTGGTCTAATTTTCGACTGGCTAACTGCGGTTTGCCACTGTCCTTCCATACACGCTCAAAGCCCGTACCACTGTCATAGGGTGCTGCTGTATCAAAGCATAGTCTACCTATGATTGGCTGGTCTGTGTACTTGTAGCCACGCTCGTTCTTAGGTGGGCGTAGTACACGCCCAAGTGGGCTGAGTCGCCTAAACTCATCTAGTCTACGAACTAGGTGTGGTAAATCTGCCCACATGATAGCGTGGGCTACGAGTATGTCAGGGTTGCATTCCTCTAAGTAATCCAAAAAGGCACTGTGCATAGATTTCTCATCAGTGTAGAATAAACGCTCGTAACTAAACTCGACATCTTCGTACTTTACATGGCGTACTTCTTTTCTAACGAAGCCCTTTTCTTCTATCTCGGCTGTTTCTTCACTCCAGCAAAATGTGACATTCCGATTGTTGTAATTGTCTACTACAGACATTACAGTAGTGAAGTCCTCATGCGGATCCCATTCTAAGTCAAAGTGCCATACACGGGGTTTCCATTCCGGCATCTCTTGTATCTTGTCTATGAGGTATCTGTCTGTTAGGCTTAGGTCAGCCTCCCATGTTTTGCCGAACTCCTTCTGCATGTTCCTTAAATCAGATTGCCTGTAAGCGTACACCTTCACTAAGTCCTCTTCTGTTCTTAGTGCTGTGGCAGTGTCATTCCGGTCTATGCTACTACCATAGTAGCGGCCCAAGACCCTATTTACAATACGGTCACTAGTGTCGGCTTTAATCCAAAAGTAAGGTCTGAAGTTGTCAATGTGTTCCTCTATGAGGTTGCCCTCAGAGTCACGCCACCGCTTGTATATGTGTGCATGCTCTTCGGGGTCAGGGTGGTATGAATTGATAATCATTTCATGCCACCTGCAAAATATTGTACCAACTTGAATAGCGGCATATCTGTCCCTACCCCATCTACGGGGTCAAAAAATACCCTTGGTTGGGGTGGCCTAACACCATTACCTTCATCCCAATAAAACTCCATTTTTATGTGACTCATTGCCTTTGAATATGGAACTTCCTTGGTATACTTGTACTTTCTAAGTTCTTTCTTCAACCTCAAAATCTCTTCTGACATATTCATTATCATATCTTCTTCGCTCATATTCAATCCCCCTCCAAACACTCGCAATCATTACACCCACCTTCACCTTGATAACTCTTGCAATGTGGACAAAGCGGCTTACCCTTGTGATAAGGTATGTCTTTGCCACAGTTGCATTGGTTTAGATTTATCAGCAAGTTATGCTCTACAGGCCACACATTACCTAAAGAATCTCTAATGTAATGTGACATCATCAGTCCTCCTCGTATTCTTGGTCCATCACAACTAACAGGAAACCAGTGTCACCCTGCTCTATCACAAGCACCGTTTCATCTCCAGTGTGGAGATTGAGTGGTCCCGGTGGTAAGTTAGACAGGAGTGACGGTAGCCAATAGGCAAAGGCTGAGTTCACTGTATCGTTTCTCGATTCACAATTGGTGATAGGTACACGCACAAACATCTTGCCTTTAGGCTTCGACCCTGCACTGACAACAAACTCCCCTGATGGATCGAATGATGCCTTACAGGAGAACTTGCCTCCAATCACCTTATCGAATTGCGCTGCTGGCGCAAAGTCCTCACCGTTCACTATACCGTGACAGTCTAAACTAAACGATGCCCATTTCTGCCACATGTTCTTTTCACCCTCGATTACCAATCTCTCAATTAGAGGCAATTGCTTCTGAGTCGTGAGGTATGATGATGTCGGCAACTGTAGTGTAGATTTACCGCAGGCTACATGTAACACTGATGTTTTGCCCATCTGATTGATAGATACTTCACCAGTTTTGGTAGCCTTCAGAAATGCAAGTAGCCTAGAAACATCACTAACTGCAATATCTCCAGCCTCTGCTTCTCTGACATTCATTCTACGCCTGAGATAGTGGGTGTCTTTACCCACTGCTGACTCGACATAATCACCTTTCACTCTGAACACTATGTCCGGCAACTCCTTGCCGAAGCCAGTTATGAACTGTGTTAGATCTTTGTTGTTTACTTTGAAACTAACCATACTATCACCTACACAAGTGGGGGAGGGTACGACTCATCTCGTGGTGAGTCAGCAGTCCCAACAGCCTCGCCTAAAAAGGAAAAAGCATGTACCCAATTACCTTGCCAAGAACCCCATGTGTGTTGTATCAAAGAACTCCTTCACGCAGTTCAGCAAGCCCATGCCATTGCGCAGGCTCGCCCTTCTTAGTGACGAAGTAAAGCCTCTCCTGACCCTTTAGGTCAGAGTTGGTCTTTTCTTTGAAGAACTCTGCTGTGTGTCTGATTTCGCCTGTTTCCTTGCCATCGTCACCACGCACTTTGTTAGCGTGACACCAAATGATTTGGAACAGGTCATTGTTTGCGCTCTTTTCCCATGCGAACTTCCAGCCGTCAAATCCGACCTTACCATCCTTGTCCTCCTTGAGGTGGGTTTCCCAGTATATGTCTACACCGAGAGCGTTTAGTTTCTGACACAGTGCTGTCATTTGTTTGAATCTAGTGGACCTTATGCTCCAGTTCCAGCCGATGCCTTGATTGACTTCAACCTTAGCAGCACCAACTGCATCCTTTACATTGTTATCCTCTAAATCGAATATCTTCATGTTGTTCATACAAACTGAATCCCATTGGTCTACAGATGTAATCAAAACAGTGTTAAGTTTCCTACCCTCAAAGTCAGGTTTAGTCTGCTTCTCTGCGTATTCTACAGCGAATCGCAGTAAGTCCATCATGCGACTGTGTGTCGCTGGGTAATCGTAGGCGGTGCGGTCAGCAGTTTGGAATACCCAAGGCGACCATACTCTGATGCGCTCATCTTCTCCGGGGTAGTGTGCTTCTTTACAAGCCATAGCCCCGTTATCGAAATCGTACGCCCAAAGCATCCCTTCAGGATATCTGTGCATGTGGCCGTCAATCACGATACCGGACTTGCCAGTACCTTCGTGTCCAACTACACCACACATTACCGTACTAGGTCGCATCCTGTTAGGGTTAGTCTGCTGTACAAACTCTGCCTCCAAGTCGGGGAAGTTGCTGTTAGAAACAAGCGCAGGGTATTGTACCTCTGCTGCCTGCTTGTCTAACTCTTTTGCCTCTGCTTGGAAGATCGCTTCTGCTCTCTCTTCTTCTTTCTTCTTCATTGCTCCAAATCCTGCCATCAGTATTCCTCTCCATTGTTTCTAAATTGCTCTATGCTGGTGTCACCACCTTTGGCACCCGGCCTCGCTGTACGAGATGGTACATAGATGCCGAATGCCGTCAGGCTTGGTGTTGTTTGGTCGTTGTATACACTCATGCGCACTCTACCAAAGATAATCACAGGTGTCTTTTCTGCGTATGGTTGCCATTCGCCGTAGTTATCCTTGAACTCAAACGGGTGGCTGTCATCATAGACTCGACCCGGTACCCATACAGTTACTTCAGACATTGCTGAATCCCTGCCATACTTGCGCTGCAAGTTAGGGCTGGTTACGCTAAGTCTGAATGCACGACCTGTTTGGTCGTAAGCATTGTCAGATGGTTCCTTGTTTAGTCTGCTGACATATCCCTTAGTGATGATAGTTGGGCCGTAGTAGTTACCGTTGCTACCCTGTTCCTTGCGCTCATCGTATGCTTCGCTTAGTTCATCAAGTTCAACAAAGGCATCATGCATCCCCTTGCTAACCAAGTACTTCTCAGGCTTGAGTAGCACCCTGTCATCTTCATCCACGAAGGAATCAGTGTAAACCATAGTCTTACTGAAGTCCCTGTTTGTGTAAAGTGTGTCCGAGCCTTCTTTCTTAGCCCTAATTACTTGACAAGTAACTGGTCTGCCAAACTCGTATTCCTCAGTCATATTGTTACCTGTTAGTGAGATACGCCAAACACTGATTGCTCGGTTGAAATCCTCTTTAGCGTTACCTAACAAGTATAGGTTGCGCACTTTGCTTTCAGGTGCAATAGGTGTACCCTTTTCATTCATCAGACAAATCAAATCGCCATCAACCTGTAGTCCAAACCAAGGTAGTTTGTCGCCATCGATGCGCTCCTTGGTTGGCTCGCCGTTGACATGCCATACGCCGTCTTTCGCCTTTACAATACCAATCAAGCCGTTGTCTATGGCTTGGTTAGAATTGTTTCTATATGCTGAAATTGCTGAGTTTCTAAGGTTCTCTCTGTAGTCGTTAATTTTGTCATCTATTCCTACATACTCTCCAACGAAGGTTACTGTTTCACGACTACTGCCGCTGCTACCTAAGTTGCGGGTTTCAAGAGTAAACATCTCTGCCCACTCGACCAGCAAATCATCATCTTCGTCTTTCCAATCAGATACAGCGAACTCTTGCTCGATCCAAGCAAGGTACTCGTTTACTGCCTCTCCTATCCTCTTCTCTGTTCTCTCTGCATAACCTTGTAGGCGTTCTAGTACGCCTTCCGGTAATTTTCTTTCTTCATTCATATTTTTTCCTCCTTGTTTTTCCTCAATTTTGCTACAAAGTAGTCTACAAAGGAATCGTCATCGTCCGGCCACATGTTTGCTAATAGGATAAACTCTCCATATGTTAGCATAAATGCGTACCAATCGTCCTGACCGCCCTCCAGTAGAGTTCGCCCTCGATGCCTCAGACCTATTAGGGTTGCGACACGACTGTTTCCCTCTCTGAGGTTGGTTTTCATGTGTTCTGCTAGTCGCTGGTAGTCACCACCGACAAAACTGAGTGCTGCCTTGTTTAGGCTCTCAGTGTTGCGTTTGAGTTTCTGCAAAAGACCGTCATCTGTCTTGGGCGTACCCTCTAAAATATCGATACTTTGCCTCAAACTTCCGTTGGTTAAACGGTTCAACATAGTATACTGTTCTAGCCATGGTTCCGGCAGGTTTTCTACTAAGTGAATCTGAGTTAGTTTGCTTTTTGCCTCTTCATCGCTGAGAGGTTTGAATCTGAATGTGAGGCATCTGTCTCTAATTGCTTTGTGAATTGGAGAGATGTCATTGGCTGTCAATATGAATATCGCAGTTTTGTGACTGTCCTCCATCACTTGCCTCAGTGCCTTCTGTGCCGCAGGGGTCAGAGAGTCTGCTTCATCCAGTACGAATATGCGCCTCCTGACTCCTATTCCTTTCTGCTTAGCCATGTGCTTCAGTTCTCTGACGAAATCGATACCACGCTCATCACTTGCATTGGTTACAATGAAGTTAGATCTATCGAAGTAATCACCATACAACTCCTTGGCTAGTGCATAGGCTGCGCTGGTCTTACCTACACCGGGTGGCCCTACATACAGCATGTTTGCTGGCAGGCTACCTTTGGCTAGCCAAGACTTGGCTGCCTCCTTGAAATCTTTACAACCTGCTAGGTCGTCTATTTTGTTTGGTCTGTATTTCTCTCTCCATACTATCATGCCGTCACCTCCACGCCTTCTTCATCATCGCAAATCCCTTCAATCTCTAACGGCACTGCATTTTCATGGTTGCCCTCTGAATATTCATCATTCTCCATTGTGTATTTTTCATTGTTACAGACGCTCTCATCATCAATTTGTGTATTACAGAAGTAATAGGCGTATTCATCGTATTTGTTGGTGAACATATGAAACCATGACGGGGCAGCACACTCTTCACACCAATGCCAAAAGCGAACCTTTTCATCTATCCATGCACCCATTATGCCGTCACCTCCACGCCTTGCCACCAATCGGGGGCAGGTGTACCCTTCTCCCACTTAGCAAACTGCTTGGAATGGTAGTAGGCTTGGTATGCCTTGACCGCATCATCATCACGATACTTGTCAGGCATAGCCTGTGCGAAATGCATCAGTCCACCTTCGGGAATGATGTAATCTTTACAGGACATAATGTGAATAGGCCCGTTACAAGCATGGACTTTATCAAATCGGTTTGAGTATTCAGTAAGTAGTGCTTGAGCATGACGAGCCAACCAAATGAAGTTATCACGACTGTCACCAGCCCACACTGTACATGGGTGATGCTTGTAGCCACCCTTGTAGGGTGTGCCACTCTTAGTTAGTGGCATCTGCTCATCAGTAGCACCATGCCTACGCAGGGCTGATGCCATCATCTGTGCCGCTTCTACACACATCTTGGGGATGTGCTTGTCGCAGTGCATTCGTGCTGCTTTTACAGGGTCTAAGTCTAATACGAATATGTTCATGCTTCCGCCTCCAAGGCATCTTGAAGTTCTTCCAGTAAGTGAACCAAGCCCCATGACATGTGCTTGGTGTCTTCTTCCCACACCTTTTCAATAAGCCATCTCCTCTGTAGTCTGAGCAGCGGTAAATCAATACGCTGCATAATTTCATCTATTTTCATTCTCTCATCTCCTGTAAATAATTAACAAGTTCATCTATTTCCTGCCTGAATATCAATATCTTTTCATCAACTATTTCTTTCAGTTCTTTCTCGTTGTTTGCAAGTATGTTTCCAAAGTATACTTGCCAATTTTGCTTCCCTTGTTTCAAAAACAAATCAAGTTCAGTGAACTGACCGTTGTGTTTCAAAAACCAACCATGAAAGTCACCCATAACTAACTTGTATCTCGTCACTCTTGGGTCGTAATCTTTTCCTACATATTTTATTTCCATTTCTCTCACTCCGCTAATTCTATCAAATCTGTTAGTTGCGATGTATCACTGTAACCCAGTGTATCATCTGCATATAGTATGTTCAAGTGTGTGGCTTTCATCTTCTCAAGATCGAAGCCGGTTACTTCGGCTACTACAACCAAACCATATTCGTCTATAGGCATCCAAGATTTCCCCGCAAGTACCCCCTGTTGACCCAGCCTCGTTCTTATGTGTTGGGCTACATCAGTCGGTACTCTGCTCTCGCCTACCTCAAATGTCTCATAACCATCTAACACAGACAGGCGCAGGATTGTATCGAACTCCTCATCCTTACGAATTGCACTCACTAGGAAGTGTATGTGGAACGCCTGTTGAATTACAACCCATCCGTTGCTATCACGCATCTCCACTGGGCCGGACTTAACTAGGCGCAGCCGCTCTCTGCCGTCTAGTTGATTCAATAGAGAGCCAATGTCCGACCCGCTCTCTATCAATTTACCACCGTCAACAGGTACAGATGGTTCTAAACTATTTGCCTGAGAAAGACGCTCAGCCCTATTTAGTTTGTAAACGCCCCAGTCCTCCCCAATCGAATAAGCATCAGTTATCTTGGTGATTTTATCACCGGACATCTCTACTTCAAGGATGGCCTCGACTTGGAATGGCAAGTCGAATGTGTGTATCTTGCCCACCACTTGTCTGTCCCTAGAGTAAACTGTTCCTCTGAAGGAACCCTTTGGGAACTCAGTGATGTGCAAGTATCTCCTTGAGCCTTTCATCACATCTGCATACACACCGGATGGTGCTACCATCGATGTCCATGCTTGGAAGATAGGTGCCACGAATGGCTGTCCCGGCTGAAGGAACAGTTCATTATTAGGCGTAACCAACTCCTTGTGCAATATCTTGATTGCCACCTCTTGAGGACTCATGGTCGTCAGTAGGTGGCGAATGCTTTGTAAATTGGTTATGCCGTTTGACTCAGGTAGATACGAAAGCATCTGCAAGAATCTGTCGATAGGCATAGGTTCCTGTTCACCCATTGCCCTAGACCAAAACAACAGTGCTTCATCCTCATTCATGTTCTGAGCCATAGACAGCACACCCTCGTCTTTGATGCGGTGCATTGCCATCAGTGCCTGCTTGATTGTCCAGCCTTCGCCTCCTATCTCAGAGGACTCGGTTGCCAAGAACGGCACGATTGGTTTGCCTGTCATAACTGTGTTCCAGTGTATGGGTGATATGCCCAACTCTGTACACACATTGTCTCTAACCCAAAGCACTGACACAAACTGCTGTTCGTACTTAGAATACTTGGGGTAGAATATATCGATGACATCTTCAATCACTTCGACTCGCTCACTGAGTCGCTGCTTCAATGCTTTGATTGATATTTTGAAGGCTTCCGATCTTGATTCGGTTTCACGCCTCCATCTTGTATAGGACTCTTTGAGTCTGCGTGACAGCATTGCTGCTTCAGCCAGTAACACCTTCTTCACTCTCCCTCTCTTCTTGCAAATGCTCTACAAGTTTAGTCAGTGCCTTGCTCAGGGACACTGCGTCTTCCAAGGAAAGGCGAATACCCTCCCTTGTAAAGCCACCTGTTACATTGTTGCGTAGTCTGATGTCCACTTGTGGACCGCTCGGTGGGTAGACTTTGGTAAGCACTGTTTCCTTCTTACCTTTGTGACGCTTGCTTGTAGCAGGTTTGCGCCATACAATGTATTGCGGATATGCTTTACCAATGTCTACCTCACTCATGTTTATTCACCTTTCCAGCATTCATAATGGTCGCCGCAATCACTATCACACTTTTCTAAACCGTGCTCATCATGTAAATACCCTAAAACACGGTGGTAAGCGTCCTTCCACGAATAGCATACTAACATATGCAATTCCGGCTCAAATCTATAACCTTGAGGGGCGTCAAGGTCAATGTATCTTACTTTGTATCTTTCTCCAGTAAAAGGGTCAGTTTCCCAAAATGCTCTTGCGTCGGCATCATAGTCAATGTCATGCTTGTCCAACAATGCGATTGCCTTACGCTTCCAATATGTAGTCATATTCATTCCTCCTGTTTTGCTTTTTCTTCCGCATCTATTTTAGCCCAATATGCTTTCCATACGGGGCTTTCATATCCGTTATTATCAAATATTCTGCGACCTTTTTTAGCCTTATACTGTTTCTTTCTTGAACTTGACATATTCATTCCTCCGCTAGTGTCCATAAGTTGACACGCCACTCTTCTTGTTCTGTCTTGACAAAGCGCTTATCATTCTTGAAGATGTGATGAACTGCTCTTTTCTTGATGTCACGCAAGTACCTGTTAGATGCTTGTTTACCATTCTTGCGCCTCTTAGTCAGTGCCTTGGCTGCAACCCTGTCTACGATTACAGTAATCGGCAATGCCTCGTCTGATTCTTTCAATACCTCTTCTGCTAAGTTAGCAAACTTTGTTCTCAGTTTCATATTCTTCGTCATTATTCTTCCTCTCCTATTCCTTTCCACATCACTACTGCCCCTCTAACATGCGGTGGTAACAAAGCACCACTGAATGGACAGAATGAACCAGTGATGATTATGTTATCAGCACCCGGATTGGAGTCAATCATTCTCACAATTGTATTCCTGTCAAGTGCCTCCAGTTGAACCTTGGGTGTTCTGTATGACATCATCAGATCGTCACCAGCCAACATCGCAAACTCCAGTGGTTCCATAGAAATTAATGTGCTACAGACAGGGCAGGTAATGTTGACCGCCCATATCTCCGCATCATGCTCATTGCCTTCGTCATCGGTTATCTTGTCTTGACCTACGAGAAGCCAAGTGGCCTCCTCAAGTGGGAAGGCTGACAACAAACAACCACAGTCAGGATTGGTACACTTCCATGTGGACTGTGCTATCTCCTGCCGCTTCATCTGCTCCTTCATGTACTGCTGCTGTGGCGACAGGTTTTCGGATGGAGCAATCTGTACATTGTCCTCCTTTACTTGCCAGCCAGTTTTAGCCATGAGTATTCCCAATCGAACACGGGACTGTGCTGACTCTGCGTTGTCTTGTTGCACCATTAGTTCAACTTCTCTATCGCCAGTTTTCATGTATGTCAAGCCATGACCGGCTGGCTCCCAAAGGGCACCAATTGCCAGCCCGCTCAACAGTAGTTCTATCTGCTGCTCAGGTGTTGCCTCATCATGCCTCGTAGATTTCACTGTAATCCCTCTCGTCTGTCATCCATATCATTCTGTCACAGCAGTGCGCTGGGTAGACTTTGGTAAACTCTGTCATCAATATGATGCCCTTGGCTTCCGTACCGCAACCGGGACAACAATCCATCCAGTCACTGACATCTACAATAGCCAAGACTTCCTGTCGAACAGGGTCCATGTCTAGTCTAACATTGTCAGGTATAGGCATGTGGTTACCAAGTAGTGGTATCTCCTTGTTGCCCCAGTGCCATACACCGTCATTGTCAATCTCTGTGGGTTTCATTGTTACTGCTTTTTCTTCTGTCATTCGCTCATCTCCGATTCAAGTTGATTCGCTTCTCTAAATGAGTACCAACCATTTCGCTCTTTCATTTCGTAAATGTAGTTACTTTCCAAAACAAAGTCACGGACTCTTCTAGCAAACGAATACAATACTTCACTCCATAACCATTCTTTACTTTCTAGTCTTTCAGTGGCTTCCTTTATTGCGGAGTTAATTTCTCCATTAGGTTCCCAATTCATTAGGTCATCGAAATATTGAACTCTATCTATGTTCTCCATGTTCAATTCCTTAATTTTCTGTTCGGGATTGAGTCGGTTGTAAGTTATTAGGCCTATTTCCCATCTTTGTGTTCTAGGTAATTTACCTACTTCTATCATCAATGCCACTGAGCCTTCAGTGTCATAGTCCATTTCTCCGTTCAATGCTTTCTGTTTTAATTCTTCAAATCTATTTGTCATATTTACACCTCATGTATTAGTATCAGTTTCCTGTTTTTCCTTTTCATCTCGTCTTGGATTTCACGAATTGCACTTCTCAATGCAAATACAGGTATTACTTCGTCACTCAGTTTGTGAAACTCGCTAATGATTTCTTCTCTATTGCTTTGAATCATTCCCAAGAGCCATTCGTTTTTCTCCTTAACTTCTTCTTTCAAATTAGCAATCTCCTCTGACATCTTATCGATGACTTGAGTCGCTGCGTTCAATATCTCTTCTAATTCGTTTATTTTATTATCATACATCATCAGTCACCTTCCATATGGTGCCGCACATGCCGCAACCGTATTTCTTTTCGTCTGTGCGATTCTTTAGTTCTCTTATACAACAGTCATTTATTTCATTGTCAAACTCTGAATAATTCCAACTCATTCAAACACCTCTTCCCATTTCCAATCTCTATCTGCTTTCATCTTCTTCACTAACTCCTTTACTAGGCTCTTCCTCTCTTCAACATCTCCTCCGTCAAGTACGGCTTTAACAACCTGCCGCTTTTGTTCGACTACTCGATCGAAGTGCTCATCAATAGTATTCATACAAGACAGGTACACCGAATGGACACTACTACTTTCTTGCCCGATACGGTGCACTCTAGCCTCGGCCTGCTCTTCATCCGAAGGCACCCATTCTCTCTCTATGAACAGTACAGTGTCAGCCTTAGTCAGAGTCAATCCTTCCTTAGCCGCTATAGTATTACACAGTAGCACATCGATTGCCCCTTCTTGGAATCCATTGACAATTGCCTGCCTCGCTTTAGGGGCAGTTTCCCCAGTGATACAAGCAACATTGTATTCCTTATCTAAGGCCAAGTGTATTCCCTTGATTACATCTTTGTGATGTGCGAATACAATGACAGGCTTACCTGTACTTGAGTTGTATTCTCTAATCCAATCACAAGCATATGGTATCTTGATGGTACCACACTTGTGCCTCAAGTCACTCAGCATGTTCAACATAGTGCCCGGAGGAATAGGTTCGCCGTTGAGATAGTATTCATTCAAGCGCTGCTCCCACTCATCCTGCGCTACATCATACATGTCACGCTGGTCTGCTGTAAGTCGAATAGGTAAGAACTGCCTAGTCTTTGGAGGCAGGTCAGGTAACACTTCACTCTTGAGTCTACGGATGCAAACATCACGGGTTCGTTCATTCAACTCTTTGGTGTTGGATGCACCATCGAAGTTCCAACCCCATCCATTGTGAAATGGATCGCAGTAACTCTGTAAGAAGTTCCACTCTGATGAAAACTCATCCGGCCTCAATAGATTCAAGATGTTGAAGAACTCCTTGGGTCTACTGGCTATGGCTGTACCACTCAGTGCAACCACTTTAGGACAGAATCTAGCCAGCGTCATAGTCGCAACTGTGCGCTTGGCCTTCTTGTTTTTCAGATAGTGGGCTTCGTCAATGATAGTCAGTCTTGGATTCACTTTGAGTAGTTCGTCTAACTTCTTGCCCATCAAATCGTAATTGATAACATAGAAGTCTGCGGCGATTAGTTCTGCTTTGCCACTGTCAATTACTTGTACAGTTTCAGCAGGTAACCACTTCTTGATTTCCTTCTGCCAATTGTACTTGACATTCGCAGGGCACACTACAAGCGCAGGTCTAGCAGGGTTCAGGGCTGCGTAAGCGATAGCCTGTATTGTTTTACCAATGCCCATCTCATCGCCAATCAAACAGCGCCCGTTGCTGGCTTCAGCAAATGCTACTCCCACTTTCTGAAAGGGGTACAGTTCTAAGTGCGGTGGTATTCTCGACTCAAGTCGCCTGTCTATTGCTACCAAGTCCTCATCAGTGAGGGTGGCCGCACCACTCATCTCTACTCGCCTGATGCTATCCCACACATCGTGCACCGCTGCATCACAGTCTAGGATAGCCTCTGCTAGCGGAGGGTACAAGTCCTTCATGGTATTGTAAAGTATCTTGCCCTGTGCTAAAGGAATACTCCAACACTTTGCAAGCGGCTCAAACTTACGACCATCGATTGAACGGATAGCAAGTCTGACATTCTCTCGTAAGTCTGTGTCCTTGATGTAAGGCCAGTGTACTTTGAGTCTAGTACCGACTTCTTCTACCCAGCAATCATCAGGGTTCTTTTGGTCCCTTGGATGTATGTTTGCACGATTGTACAACTCTTCACCATCAAGGCCAAAGTCCACCAATGCTTCTGCTGCAATCAGTATTATGTTGCGATTGTCTTGTATGCTCCAAACCTTCTGCTCACCGTCCCACTTGACGCCGGGAAAACCAATCCTTGTTTTCAAAGCGTTGTTAAGATCGGGATTGTACGGGTACTTCATACCAATTCGCTTGCCATATTTGTCACTGTAATCAATTAGTTCCACCATCATATCGCCTCTGCACTCTCTCCAATATATTGCTTGGGACTTTGTTGGGCTTAGTTTCATAGGGGTTGTCTACGCTAGGTTCCGCAGGGTCAAAGTCTATGGTTGCACCATCGTAACCTTCTTCAGGTTCTTCTTCAGGCGTTTCTACATCTATTTCATTCAAGCCTAAAGTAGCCAATTCACCGACCTTCTCCTCATCGTCAGGCATCTCTAGTGAAATGTTCTCAAACAGTTCTGTTTGTGCACCACATGTTGAACACACCAATCGCATCTGAAGTATCTCGTGAAACTCCTGCTGCTCTAACTGCAACTCAAAGGTGTGCCCGTGCACCAAACACTTCTGTAGATTCTTCATAGTCTGTAAGCCAGCCTGCGCTACCTTGGCTTGCTCCTGTATCTTCCTTGCTCGTTCTTCTAATACTTCTCTATTCATGTTCATTTAGATTCCTCCCATTTTTTCTCGTAGTGACTCTTTGTTTTGGGTTCCCAAGTGCCTTCTCTAACTGCCTTGGCTCTTGCTCGATTGTAAGCATTCTTTTTCTTGCGCCATTCTTCATTTTGCATGTTCTCTTTGTAACGCTCATTCTGCTGCTTACCTTTTGATTTTTCATAATGAGTTCTTGGTAAAGCGTTTAACCTCGTTAGTTCCTCAACTATCGCATTCATCTCTTGTTCGTAGTTGATGATTGTGACCTTCTTTATTGCATCAATCTGCAATTGCATTGCATCTCTTACTTCTTTGTTGTTCATATTAATTACTCCTTGTCAGTTTCGGGTTCTTGAATGTGTAAGCATCCAGTTCCATGAGTAAAAACTCAATCAAGTGGTCTTTGTTACTAAAGGTGAAATCTGACGATTCGTCTGAATCAATATCGTTTTCTTCTATTGTTAATCTGTACTTCATTTTTCAAGCCCCCAATCCTAATTTTTTCCAAATCCAAGAAGTGATTCTAGCCACTTCATAGGGCGTGTATATTTCCCCATCCCCGTAACTGTTTAACACTTCAACTAAGTGGCGTGTTGTCATACCAATCCCTTCATGTGCGACCACATTAACGGCGGCTCTTTCCTTCTTCGTTAATCTTAATCTTGTCATTCAGATTCCTCCTCGTATTCTCCATTAATGAATGCCTCAGTTGCCCTTTTCTTTATTTCCATGTACTCATCCCAAGTTATTTTACCAGCAAGATACCTAAAGCAATCAGTACCAGTGATACTCGCACTTTCAACATGTGAGTTGTAATATCCTCCTCTACTAGCACTAGTAAATTGTAGACTAGCAAAAGAACCGTTGGGTACAATTCGGAAGTGTGTGTCTCCTGATGCTTTGGCTGACGACAGAGTGGCCTCAAGCCATTCGATGCTGCAAAATTGTGTCGATCTCATTCTACCATCTCCAAACTTTCTTTGCACTTACGAATGTATTCTCGTGCCTTTTCGTAATCTCCATTTTCTGCTTCATCTAATGCTATATCCATGCATACACTTGCATGTCTTAATCTATCTAGGTTCATATTCATTCCTCCTCATCTATGTATTTCTGTGCTCTCTCCATCCACAAAGGCTTCAACTCATAGAGTCCAAGTCCTTCCGGGTAATGATTAAGATAACCGTAATTATCGAGTAAGTAGGTTAGACTTCTTTTGTTTCGGGGCATCTCATGGAAAGCGGCAAGTACCCTGTCTCTGAACTCAATCAGCCCCCTGACTTGTGCCACTACCCTGTTCATCTCCATCTCTACAATATCGTTTATCGATTTAATTCTCTGTTCAAAAATATCTATATCCATACTTATTCCTCCTCTGTCATAGGTACGAGTGATTCAGGCATCTGTACTTCAAACTTAGTGCCGAAGTCACTGATGACTGGGTAACACTTGTCCCAATCTATTCCATTTTCTACACACCAGTTAATCCAACTAGTGGTTACTATCATTTTCAAATCCTGCTTTGCTCTTTCTATATTTCTTGTCATGCGCTCGCCTCTTGTAGTTGTTCATCGCAAGTTTCACAGGCATACTCCGCTTCGTATAGAGCATCTATGGCCTCTTGCATTTTCTCACCGTTTGGAGAATACTCAAGTCCTACCGCTTCTAAGTTATCCAACTTTTCCTGTTCTTCTTCTCGTACCTGCTCAATGATTTCTTTTGCTTCTGCAATCTTCAACATTGCTTCTTCTAATTGTTTCCGTCCTTCTTTATTCATGCTTCCACCTCATTGCGATAACAAATCCCACATTCGTAATTTCCATCAGCGTTTGGACTTTCAAGTAGGCGACCACCGTAAAACTCTCCACCCTCACCATCGTCTATCGTTTCACACTTCGGACACCAGCCTCCATGAGTTACAAGATGCCGGAAATATTTGTACGAGTAATCTAATTCAGCATCTATGTACATTAACACCTCATGCTCCCAATTAAGTTGCCTTTTCAAGCGTTCAATTTCCTCTTTCAACTTCTTAATCTGTTCTTTACTCATGCCTCTATCTCCTTCTTTCTGTACTTTCTAGGCACACATGTTTCCTTGTGATAAATGTAAACATGCTCATCAGTCACCTTCTTTACTACAATCTGTGCGCACTCTCGACATACGGGCATGCCACAGTGATCGCAATCGGTCACTCCATCTTTGCTACATGTACGGCACTTCATCATTCATCACCTCTAATCACTGCCTCTGCTACCGCTACCAGCGATTCCATAAAGGCTATCTTACCATTGAACTCTTGCTCATAGGTGTCATGGTCGAAAACACCTGACTTCTTTAGTCTGAAAGCAGCGTGACACGCCTCTTCCAAATGTAGTTTCAATTCTTCTATCGCTTCTAATTCTTCATTCATATTTCTCACTCTTCCTCTTTTCCGTGTAACCAGTTAAGGTATTCCTCACTGGCATGTATTTTGTTTATCGCTGTAATCTCTGCTCTGATTGCCTCATCGCTTAAACACTTGTGGTCGCTCTCAATCTCAAAGTCTGCTTGTGTCCAGTTCCTGCATATACCGCATCTAGTCATTCAATCACCTCTAATAAATCCTTAATGAAACTCCGTAAGAGAGATGGGTCTGCCGCCTCCATACTGTTAGCAACATCAGCAATCGCTTCACGCAACCGCTTGACTTCTGCGAGCAGGTCATTGTGTTCATTTACAACATCTTTCCAATCATGGTGATTCATTTTATACCAATCGTCAATCGTTAGTCTTTCATATTTGTCTGTGTCAATCATTAAAATCACCTCTCAATTCTAAGGCTTTGTCTATCAGGAAGTGCATTGATACTAACAATTCATCATCCTTGTCAGATTCTTCCCATCCTTCTTGTGATACCCAAAGGTCATTCTCTTTGAGCATATTTATCACCATATTCAATCGCTTGACTTCTGCTAAGAGAAGTGGTGCGTCTGCGATGAGGTTTGCATCAGCCCTGTTGTCCGATGTGATGCGAGCAATAGTCGGGCCTTCGTCAACAAAGACTTCCTCACCCATCCATGTCCAATGCCCTTCTGTGTGTCCTTCGTATTTGTCTGTGTCAATCATTCAATCACCTTCACCAATGCCTGTTTCATTTCATATACACTCTCATGTTCATCAAATGCAACTTTAATAATCGCTTCACGCAACCGCTTGACTTCCTGTAGAAGAAGTGGTGCATCTCTTACCAATTGCTCATCTTTGTCATTC